TATATTTATATTTTCTTTCTCTCTTAGAACTTTGGAATAAGCTGCTAATTGGAGATAATATTTATAAGTAACATGATTGGAGGTTTTGAAGTCTATGAGATATAATTTACCATTTATCTTCATAAGACAATCATAAGTTCCACCATACCATTCACATACTAATTTTTGCTCTTGACCAACGATTTCATAATCAGTAGTTTCAATTATCTTCCACCATTCTTGGAATGCTTTAAAACAAATTGATGGAGTATCTTCTGGAACCTTTTCACCTTTTAAAAAACATTCTATACCATGATGAATCTTAGTACCAAATACAGCTGCCTTAGATAATACATCTTTATATCTTTGATGCTTAAACCCAAGGCTATTAGCCCAACTCATTAACTTCTCTTCACTAATCATTTTAGAAAGTACTTCAGTTACTCTTGGTACATTCTTTCCATTGTATGTATATCTATCACTAGAATTCATTTCTACATGAAGATCTAAAATATCTTGTAATTGCATTAATTTTACCCCTTTCTTTATCACTTAATAACAAGTCTAAGACCTCGTATTTTATCATATACAGAATGAGCTTATTTACTGCAGGGACATTAAAATAACTACTTAAAATATCTGATAGGAGGAAACAAAACTCATGAAGGAACTTAAATCCTACTCTGACTCTTACTTTTATAAACAGTATCCAAAATATCAAAAACTCTTATTGGATGCTATTATGACTGATCCTTTGATTGATAAAGCTACTGAAGAATTCAAAGGCGTAATTTTAGATCTCAAACGTCAAAGAACTGACGAAGCATTATTGCGTATCCTTAATTCTAATAATACTGTATTATTAGATTGCGATACTCCATTACCTAGAACTTTCAAAGTATTCTGTGCTAAAGAAATGAAAGGTAAAGATCGTGGTAAAATTAAAGTATTTATCGATGCATCTAATTGCATTGTTAAAGACCCTAAACATGGTGATTATAATTTAAATGAAACAGCATTGGTTTCTTATCTTATGAATGCTGGTGTTGCTATGATCTATCATAAAAACTTTGATATCTTTAGACGTAGATCTAACCTAAATATCAATATCACTAAATGCTTTGCAAACTCCTTTACTCACATCATTGATTTCTTAGCAAAAGTTTCTATCCAAGAATCTAAAAAGATTCAAGTTACTTATCTTTCTGCTATGTATTTCTTGATGGGTTTACTTCAATTAGAAGATGAAAATAAAGCAAGAGATATCGCTATGAAAGTAGCAGATATTTCTAGAAATGAAGCTATCTTATTAGAAGATGCTATGGAAAAAGCTTGTCGTAAGCATAGTGATATTAAAGAAAAAGATCTTAACCCATATGAAAATATTAAGATCTTTGTTAACTGCTTAAGAGATGCAATGCATCTAAATCCTAAAGCAGTTAGTTTAGATATTGTTGTAGAAAGATGGATGATGCAATTCGGTCCTGGTACTGTATTTGGATTAGAATACTTCCCAGCTTTCTCTGCCATGATGACTGACGCATACGTTGGTGGTTATTTGAATAATCAAAAGACTATTGAAAAAGTATGTGGTAAAGACATGGTTCAATACTCTAAAGATGTAATTACAATGCTAGGCTCTATTGCCTAAATAATTTAGGAGGTATTCGTAATGCCTAATTTTTTACTAAACCTCCATTTTGATAAAACTGGTTGCACTAATTCTTCTATCAAAAACTTAGGTGGGGTATCTTTTACAGATACCTCATCTATTATTGAAGCAGCTGGTACTGCTTATTTTAAACCGTTTAATGATAATGCTGGATTATGGTTAGAAGATGTTTCTAAACTTAAGAAGCATTTGGAATCTCAAAAGAACTTTACTATCTATCTTAAATATAGAATTAAGAAAGAGAATATGAATAAAGATGAGAAGATTCCTTTATTATCATATAAACGTAAAGATAGAAATAGTCATAACGACTTCGTATATATAGAAGAGGCTGGATATTTTACAATTCAAATCTCTCCAGAAGAAAAGTATTCTAGTGCTATAGTAGATTATACATTTAATGATAAATGGCATTATCTTACTATTACTAGAGATGAGAACATTCTAAGAATATTTGTAGATGGTTGTTTAGCAACTATTAATGATATTCAAGGTAGTATGGCTTTTGGAGATGAGTTGTTTGTAGGTTATAAAAAAAGTACTAGTAATGATATTCATACTTTTGGTAGTGGGTATCTTGATGATATTAGTATTATAGATGAATGTATTTATTTTGATACATTTGTCCCACCAACTCTATATATTACTACTGAAGACACTATAGAGAACTATTTTAGAAACAACCATTCAAATGTTTTAGGTCAGTTAGAACCAGAAACTCAAGATCTAATTGATCACAAAATGGAATCTACTGCATACTATTTTAACGAAGCTCAAAGAGGATATCTACCTCAAAGACTTAGAATAAAATGGCATGAAGAAAGAGAATATTTCAAAAAAGAAGAATGGAATAGAGAATCTAAGTATATTGATTCTACAGTAATTTCTTTATACAATATGGCTCATGATAAAGTTGGATTTGAAGAAGAACGTTTCTTCGAAGGAACTGCTTATCATCTGTTAATGAATAAAGAGATTAACCCATTCTTGTTATTTATAGATGGTAAATTTGTACCATTATCGCAAATCTATATGATAAGATCGGATGACTTCTATACGGTATTTATCAATAATAGAGATCCTATCTTATCTGGCCCAGTACAAACTGTAGAGTATATTAAAATTCCTTTCCCAGTAATCTATGAAGAATTTATTGGTGAAAGAGAGGATAAGACTCCTATTTATAAATTCAATAAAGATGGATTCTTTGATAACTCTCAATCTGCAATCTATTTCTATTATATAGATAATGATCAAGCTCCTAATACTAAACTCAGAACTAATGGTATTTATGAACAAACTATGCCTTCATATGTAGATACCGAAGGTGGTAGTATAAGACATAGTGATGATGAAATGGTTCATTATGTATGGAGATATGGTAACCTTGAAACTAAACGTATTCATGGTAAAAATATCTTTATGTATTTTAGAGCATGGGACCATGGTTATGTAAAACCAGGAGATCAGATAGTTCTGTATAGAGACAATGTTCCTATAGATCCTAAGAATTATCGTCTTATGGGTGTAGACTTAATCGAGTTCTTTAATTATCAAACTCTAGATCTTCCTAATACTTCTTTATACACTATGGAGATTATCACTGATAACTCTGATTGGTTAATAGAAGACTATGCAACTTCTAAAGTATTTTCCATGGTAGCTCAAGAAGACGAGCAAATCGTATTCCAACTTCCTGTAGAAGATTGGCCTGATGTAGATAAGTATAATCAGATTCTTGTATTTAATGGAAGTATATTCCATAATCAGAATGATTATGTAGTAAATAGAGATAATTATACAATCACATTTACAAACTCTGCAAAGGTAATCCATAAAGGAGATACTTTAATATTTGCATTTGTAAATATCACAAAAGGCTCCCAACATGGCCCTCTTCATTTAAAACCATTCTTCTTCTCTCAAGAGATAACTTCTAATAGTAACTCTATTGCTCTTCCAGATATGCCTGGTCTTAAATATAATCTAAACAATTTCATGTTGTTTATAGATGATAAGCTAGTCATTCCTAGAAGATATAGAATTGAAGGGGATAAGCTTGTATTTATGGAAGCTAATGATGGAGTAAAGAAAGGTCAACATGCTGTCTTCACTCTATTCAAATTAGTAAGTGAATATGACGATCCTACAAATGTAAGATATAAAGTTATACAAGAAGAACTTGCTCTTGGTCGTAGATTTGTTCTATATGATATGACCATAGATAAGAAGTTTAAGATCACTTTAGACAACTTAGTAGCATTTGACCAAAATGGTCGATATATTCCAGATCTATTTGGTCAGATCTATAATAGAAATATTATCAAGTGCTTATACACTGGAGAACCTATGCTTAGGGTTCCAACATACTTCAGTTGTATATGGTTAGAAGATTCTCTGCCTAATGAAGCATTAGCAGTTCATCCAACTAATAATGCATTCATGAATGGTTATATTGCATTATTCGAAGAATTCTATGAAATGGATGATCACTTTAAAGAGTTGATGTCTGATTTCAATACTAGATATTATAAGAGTAAGCATTATGGTGAAAACTTAGCTAAAGCTTTAGACTACATGGCTTGTTATCAACAAATCAAGTTTGATAAAGTCTATGAAGAAAGAGCTACTGCTGATAGAATCACTTTTGATGTAGGTAGATTGAATGCATCTTCTACACTTGATGCTAATGGTGATACAACATATGAGATGGAACGAGATCATTTCAAGAGTAGATATTATAGAACCTATCCTATTTACTTCTTAAATGGTATTGTACCTGAATGGTATGACCAAACCACATATTCTGGTAATAGGGTTGCTATTCATACTCCTACCAAATTAAAAAATGGTGAGAATGAACAAATCTTTACTGAAACTAAAAACATTACTGTACCTATACCATTTGATTTTAATAAAACTTCTGGTATAGAAAGCATAAACGATGTTCATGTTAAAGAATATGGTGATAGACAAAACTTCTTCGGCAAAGCTAGATTCCGCGGTTCTGCTCTTGTCGATGTAAAAGATGTTTACAAACCAAGAAGAAATGAACAGCTTGGTCGTATAGTTATAGATTTTGATTTCGATTACAATAATAAGAACGGTCTTGTCAATGTTATCACCGTCATGAGTGGCTTTGGCGAACCTCTTTGTAGCTTATATGTGGGCAATCAAGAGGATTATAAACGATCTTTAAATGCGATCAATCCCCATACCCCAGTATTCAGTTACAACTTAAAGGATATAGAAACAAGAAATAACTTACGACTAACTATCAGTTATTCTGATGATGCATATAGATTCGTTCTTAGTAGGAATAGAAAAGTTATAGAATCAGTATATCTTACTATTCCGTATTCCCATAGTACTGTTGTAGCTTTTGGTTCAGAATATGATGTATCCAATACAGATTATAAGAGCTTAAAACTAAAACAATTTGATCCTGGGAAAGAGCTAACTATAAGAGCTACTGCGAAGTTCCTATATGGTACTTATAGACCTACTTCAAGTGTAGATGTGCTTGAATCTATTCGTTGCCATAATATGGTGAACTTCTTAGAACCTCTAGAAAGTAGAATCTTATACATCAATAAGAATACTCAAGAATTCTTAGGTAAGGTAAGAACTGGTAAGGTTGCTAGTAAGGATATTAGATCAATAGTTATAGTTCCTAGAAAAACTAGAACTGCCGATATTCCAGCCTCTATTAGAGTAAAACCTGGTTTGGCTCTTTATGAAAGAGAAATCTCTTTAGATATCCCATCCAAAATCCAAATCAAGGTTGATATACGTCCAATTGATATTAATTGCGATGTAGATCTCTATGTATGGGATTATGTAGATCCTACAGATAATAGTGGTGAATCTTATGAATTCTATTGTAAAGTAGATCCTTCTTACAACTTTACTCCTAAAGATATTCCTTGTAAGATTGAAGTTCCAATTGTAATTACTAAAGCATAATATTACTACAATCAAGCCCCTATACGATAATTTCGTATAGGGGTACATACTAGTAATAAATTTCGCTTTTTTATTGTTAATAAGGAGGGAGAGCTTTTGTACACTAAACTTGTAACCAAAGTGGTTACAATTCCAATCCCTTTCAAAGATAGTTATTACGATGGGGTATCGCCTCGTAAACAAATAGATGGGGTCAAGGATCTTATCCTTGCTCAAATAGAAAATGACTCTACTGATATTTATAACAAATCATATCCTGCAGATCAGTATTGGAGAAATAGAGATAGATTAGCTGGAGATACTACTACAGATAGAACATTTTCATCTAGTCAGATGAACTCTTCTACATTGTTTGATTTATCAGCAGTTTATGTTCCAAAACCAAATGAGAACGTTTTAAAAATTACTTTTAAATTCAAACAATTATTCTTAGATAGACTACCAACATCTGATCCTAGTAATGAATCTATCATAGACTCTCCTATTGGGGCTACTAGTATATTCTCTATATTTGATAAATATACTACTACTCCTTTAGTAAATATTATAGCTGGTGATAAAGGTAATTTTGAAGATGAACTAGAAAAGGTTTATCCTAAATTATCTAAGATGGTTAATATAGAAGCCCTTCCAACTGGTAGTAATATGCTCGATAATTTTGAGCTTACAGTTGAATTTTTAAAGGGTGATGGATGTGTTGTAACCTACAGTTCTGATCAACAAAGAACTCCTATAGTTAAAACACTTCCTAAATATAGTAGAGATTCTTTATTCTCTGTATTTGCTATTGGTGGGTATATTACTGATAGTGCTGATCCTGCAAATACTGAGTTTTACAGATACAATATCCAACCTACTCAACAAGCATTAAATGTTAGAGAAAGTGGAGATAACCCATGCTATATCCAAGTGGAATATGGTACACTCCAAAACTATATTGATGAGAACCCATTACTCACTGGCAATTTTGATTATGTTCCAAATGATCAAAAAACTGATTTGATTAATGGCAATCTTGAAATTGTTAAGATTGATAAAGAACTTGAATTCCCTCTATCAATTACAGTAGTTGAAAGAAAGATGTATGACGGACCAGTAGATCCTAAGTATATTAGAAAAACAAATCAAAAGACTACTGACTTCCAATTGGTTGAGGAATTAGAAAGTAAATATAAAGGACACTGTTACAATTGTACTGGTATTAAATTTGATGATATTCAGATCTTTGTAGAAGTAACTAGTGGGCATTTGTATCCTTTGAAATATGTAATCGATGATAATGGAAAGATTACATTCGAAGATAATAAATATGCAGCTAATCTTCCTTTATATGCTGGATCTAAAAGGCAGTTCTTATATAAACGATTTAATATCGAAAAAGACACAAACTATATCTCATTAGAAGAAGAGTTCAAATCTGGCTGGGAACCTAAGAGATATATGATCTTCAAGAATGGTCATTTACTAAATAATTCTATCTATAAGATTATAGCTCCAAACTTTACGAATGGGGTTAAATATAAAAGGGTTTATTCAGCAAGTACCTTTAAAGAGTCTGATTATGTAGACGTATTCTATATTGAATGTGATGATAACTTTACTCACGTTCCTTACAATCATGACGTATATATGAGTTCTAAAGTCGTATATGCTGAAAAGAATAATCAGACTGTAGTAAGGGTTCCTTATCCTTATAAATCCTACCCTAGAGGAAATAAGTACTTCTTCATATTTAATAAAGATGGTATTTATCTAGATAAGAGAAAACAATACACGCTATCTGAAGATGCAGACTTTATTACCTTATATGAAACTAGAGCACTTCAAAGAACTGAAAATAGTATGGATTACTTAGTATTCGTATTTCCATATGTAAGATCTGAATTTGAAGTAGATGGCGAATATACTGAAGAGAATAAACTTGAAAACTCTGGTATTACATTCCATTATTCTTATGCAGATGGTGGAACTAATACGGGATTAGTTGAATTTAAACCCGTATTTAATTCTTATAAACTTACTAAAGAGAACTTCTTATTATTCGGTAATACCACATATATAGATCCTTCTAGATATGAATTGGTAAGCAATAATAAGATTCAATTTACAGATCCTATAGATATTAGACATGCTAAGTACGCTCAATATGTAATGGTAATCTTTAATAATATCGGAGTATTAGAAGAATACAAAGAAAACTCTTCTGAAAATCTACGATTTGATATCAAAGTTCAACAAGTAACAGCTACTGAAGATAAACAAATCACATTTGAACTTCCTAGCGATATAGGATACAATTCTAAATTCTTAGCATTTACTGGTAGTCTTTCTCTTGATGAAAGTGAAAGATATGCTTACGATGCAGTTACTAAAACCTTAATCCTTACTCAACCAGAGTACTATTTAGAGGCTGGTCGTAATCTTACTGTTATTACAGTAAATGATAAAGAGGCTAGAGGTGGATTTACAGAAAGAGTAGATTTTGAAAAGATAGAATTCCCTATTGTTTCCAAATCTGTTATTTCTATTCCAAGCTGGTATATAGATCATATGAAACTTAATCCAGACAATATAGCTTTATTTATTAATGGTACTTTTGTCAGTCCTAATAGATATAAGCTAAAAGAAAATGTTATCATTCCTGAAGATAGTAAGGATAGACAATTTGCTGCTGGAAAAACTGCTACAGTTCTTTACTTCTACAAGAAGAAAGTATCTTCTTCTGAAGATGAAATAGAAGGTCCGTATGAGCTATTTAATATGACTAGAGATCATGATGATATATGGTTTGATGAAATGTATGCAAAACCAGTATTGGCTGGTAAGGCTATCGATTTCACTCAGAATATCATTTATGGTAAATTAGAATATATGGAAGACTTATCTAATTGGTATAGCAGAGTCGTAATATCTGGTAATATGAATTACGTCCAAGAATTCTCTATGTCTTTAGATTTTATCTCTGGCAATCTTCAATTATACTATAAAGATCCATCTACTACAGATATTAACGGTACTATTGATGATCTAGAAGTAGATTGGTATAAAGTAAGTCCTAATGCTAATGGTAAAGAAGTTGATAACTTATATAAACTTCCTGCTATGGCTAAATATATCTTAATTGCTAATAATGTAGCATCTATTCATACTAAGATAAATGCAAACAATAGCTTCTATTCTATATTTACGGATAATGAGGATATTGTAGCTCTTAAATTTGAGCCTACTACTTCATTAGAAACTATCACTCCTTATACGTTTAGAGGTATGACTAAGTTAGCTTACGTCGCATTTGATAAAAATAATAAACGAGTAAGTTCTTATGCATTTGCTGCTACTCCTAGATTGAAATCGATCAAATTGGTTCCTAATATGAAAGTAGAAGAAAATGCATTCAAATTCTTAGAGAACTTATATATTGCAGACAATGCTATTGTTGCAGACAATGCATTTGAGCCTTCTAACAATATAAGACTTACTTATGATAAGAAATCTGAAAACTATATTATGGATAATACTCCAGAGGTTAGAGGTACTACTAATGAAGTGACTGTACCTTTGAGAGTTAGAAATATTCAATCCTATCAATTCTATGGATTTAATGCTATCAATAGATTAGAATTAGAGAATACTGTATTAAAGATTCTTCCTGCAGCATTTAAAAACTGTACTAGCCTATCATCTCTTACTTTAAAACCTAACTTATGGTTTATCGGTAGTGGAGCATTTGCTAATAGTGGTTTAAATGAATTAACAATTCCATCCACGGTAACTACTATGGAACAAGGAGTTTGTAGAGGAGCTAATAAACTAACCCGTGTAGTTATTCCTAATTCTATTGAGTCTATCTTAGAATACTCATTCTATGGATGTGATAAATTAAACGATGTTGTTATAGAACCAGCTGTCGAGCCTACCTTAGGTCAGAAAGCAAAAGGTTTAAAATATATAGCTGATTATGCATTTGGTTCTAATGAATTAACAGAAATCACTATTCCTGCATCAGTTAAAACTATTGGTAGAAATGCATTTGCTAATTGCCCTAACTTAAGAGTTATTAATATTGCAGAATATCCTAAATCTCATGTATCTGATTTATCTTCTGACTCTATTGACAATGCTCCATGGGGTGCACCAAATGCTAGGGTTAATTATTTATAGTTTTTGAAAGGAGTACACATGGCTAGTGTAGTCGAAAAAAATAATGGCCAGACAGTATTCACTTTCAATCCAAATAATGGAATCCCAGTTGAGTTTGACTTAACTGGGATACTCTCTATAAAGATTGAATGTTATGGGGCAGGATCATTATGTGGAGATAAAAAGACTGGATCTAGAGGTGGTTATACTTCTGGTATATTAAATACTGAGAATATACAATCTCTATTTCTTACTGTTGGTTGTTTACCAAAGGGTAGGTCTGGTGGCTTAGGCTTTGGTAAAGGTGGGGATTCTAGATATCCTGAATTCTCAAAAATGATGGGGTACGGTGGAGGTGGCTCTACTGGTATCTCATTAAAAAAGAATGATAAAGAAACAGCTATTATGATCGCTGCTGGTGGCGGTGGTGGTACTGATTATAGAGATCATAGAGGTAGTATTGTATATCTCGAAGGATATAATGGTGGTGGGTATTCTGGTGAACCTATATCTACCGCTAACGGCAATATAGATTATGATGGTGCTGATAGCTGGTATAGATATGGATACGCTGGTCAACCTGGCACCCAATCTAAACCTGGTTTGGGTGGAAGTCTAGACAAGTTTTCTACCTTTACTAATACACCAGAGTCTAATGGTTCTCCATTTAATGGTGGGGCTGGCAAACGTGATTCACTAACCGATAAAGTTCATGGCGGTGCCCCTGGTGGGGGTGCTGGTTGGAATGGCGGTGGTGGTGGAGATATCAGAGGCGGTGGTGGCTCTTCATTTATAAATGGAGATCCAGATTGCAAATTATTCAATGATAGACCACGATTTACTGATACCGTAACTATTACTGGTGGTAACTCTAATTCGTTTGAAGGAAAAGTTGTAATCACCGTATTAAAATCAGAACTAGAACCAAAAGAGTTCTTCTGTACTATATCTATAGCTCCAAATAATGCAGTGTTAGATATTGAAATACCATTCCCATATAAACAGTTTACAGAAATGCAATTCTTTATTAGTGATAATGAAGGTAGATTAATTCCTCAAGCTTATTATGATAGAATCAATGAAAGAACTATTCGTATTAAGAATGCAGTACCATTTGGTATTACCGAAGAGGATGATATTAAATTTACATTCTGCCATAATAAAGGACAGTATGCTGTTCAGAAAATGGATCTTCATATATCTGGTGAAGATGGTATTAGAAAATATGATATTAACTCTCCGTATTATGCTATGCTTGATCTTAGAACAAGATTTAAAGTTTTCTTAAACCGTAAAGCTTTAGTACAAGGTAAAGATTATAGTATTAATATCTATAGAGGGTATATCAAATTTGAAGATCATATTATGATTAATCTTCGTGATGATATAGATATTATTTGTTTCTATACTGGTACTAAATACAATAAAGCTATTCCAGAACTTCCTATGAGTGGTTATATCTATTTTAACAAATATGAAATTGATAGAAACCTTAATAAGAATCTAATGGCTGTATTTGTAAATGGTAAATTAGTACAAAGAAAAGATATCTTAGATATATCAAATAATATCCATAAAGTATCTAGAGATATTAGATCTAGATATAATCTAGAAGTTCTAAATCTAAGTCCTAGAGTTGATTCATTAGTTCCAAGATTCAAACGTCCTATCAGTAGAGGGATTGTAAAGAAAAAGGTTACTAGATGGATTAATGGTAGAATATTAGATTACAAAGGTTCCGAGCTTAAGAAAGATTTATTCGAAGGGCCTAATGGTAAAGGTATTAAGTTATATCTAAAAGGTAATGAGATTAAACCTTTATTTATTACTGGTAAAAATCTGAAGCTATTTAAACAAGATTTCTCTACATGGTTATTTGATAGAGGTGGAAAAGGTATTTCCTTTGAATATCTTCCTAAATATAAAATAACCATTCATCAAACTGATCATCAAACAATTGTAGTTCATAGCAATGGTCATGATTATACTGATAATGAGATTTGGTTAACACATGGAGATACTTTTACAGTAACAGTTAATGCTCATAAAGGTTATAATCCTGGTAGACCTAATATTGAAAGTGGAACTGTTACAGGTCCTATGGATATTAGTGCTACACCTGCCCAACCAATTGAATTTGTAGCAGCTTTGATTCCTTGGAATGCTGGCAGATTTACTGATCTAGATACTAATGAAAATAAAGTCTGGAAAACAAAATTCGTTACTATTCCTGAGGGAGTACATAAAGTCTTAGTAGTATATTCTTGGCATTACAGAAGCGATGAAAAACGGGATCAAGCTAAAGGACAAGAAGCTTATGAAATCTATAAACGAGATATCTCCCGTTTAGATAGTGATGTTATGAATGATAGACTTTCTTCAAGACTAGTGCATGGTCATGATGATACTGATTATACAGTAAGATTACAGGGTACAGCAATATTCGATTATGATAATATGATAAGTTGGTTCGATCCAGGCAGGATTATTTGGAGAGATTGGAAGAATTGGCCATTACCTAAAGAAACAAATACTTATGGTGCTGATGCATGTGCTGTAGTAGGAGTAACTCCTGGCAAGACTTATAAGTTAGCTTGTTTCTCCAGTTCGTTTAAATCTAGACCATATGGTTATTTCATTATCTATAAAGAATTTGTTAAAAATCTAGATGTAAATATTGCAGATTATTAAAAGATGGAGGAATTATGAAGTCTGAAAATAATAATTCATTCACGATAAAAACTACGGATAAGGTAAATCAAGATTACACTGTCTTTATTAAAGAGGAAGAAACTCCTATTCCTAGTGATAGACTTGTAAGTGGAATGTCTTATTGGGCTAAAGAAAATATTCTCAACTATAAAAACGTTGAAAATCCTTTCTTAGATTCTGTTCAGTTTAAAGAACCACAGAACCCTGTTAATGCAAGACTAAAAGCTATTTACAAAGAGACTATTAATAATAAAAATAATGCAGTTCTTAGTCCACAATCATACTATTTTAAAGAAGAACAGAAATATATGGTATGTAATCCTTTTGCTGGTATGGAAAGCCTTACTTGGAGAGCGATAGAACCTTTATTTACTGGTGTATATGGTGGGCTAGATGTAAGGTATGCTAGAGACTTGAATATGTTCTTTACTAGTTGTAAAAAACTAAAATGGTGCGACGTTTCTGGTGGGTTAAAAGTAACAAAAAATACAGAAGTCATAGAATATTTCTTTTCTGGATGCACAAGCCTTAAAGGTATAGTTGGGTTAACAACTTGGGATATTGCTAATATTACTGATATGGATTATCTATTCTTTAATTGTAAAGAATTAGAATATATCAATATCTGCACATGGGATACCTCTAGAATTACAGATTTCAGAAGTACGTTTGGTCTATGTTCTAAGTTAAAGAAAATTTATGGAGTTATTGATTTATCAAGTGCCGAAAATTACACAGGGATGTTTACGTCTTGTAATTCTCTTACTGGATTAAAATTAAAGAACGTTCCAGAGAATTTTGATTTTGGAAGAGCTGGACTAACTCCTGGCCAATATGAAATTGTAGATGATCCATTCTATGTCGATCCTAAATTATTTGAACCTAAACACTATGATGATATCAATCTAATAGTCGATTGGGGTGACGAAGAAGAACATTTATAATATCTAAACTTTTATATTAGAATAATCATACAAATATAGGGTAGAGTCATCACGACTCTACCCAGTATTTTATTCTTCTTCTTTTTCAGGATAACTATAATATTTGAAATTGCTATGAGCAACCTCATTATCTTCTTCAAATCTAATTTTTTCCATCATTTCAATTTCAGCAGTACTAGACTTTTTGAAATATACTGGTCGAGTAATTTCTACATTATCAACTACATTATCCCATCTAGTATGATTACAATTATAATTGAATGGAGCTCCATATACAAAATCAGATTCAACTCTAGTAAGATCATCTGGAACGTCTACCAATACTGGAGGGAATCTTTCAACAGTTTGTCTGATATCAACCATTTCGAAGTTATCAGTGTAGGTCCCATCATTACAGATTTGTAATTGATCTAATTCATATTCGTATGCTCCAGATTTAGGCGCACCATATGGATTCCCGAACTTGATATCCTTTATAATTCGACCAAAATTATGTTTGTCATTATATTCCCACCATTTTTTACCATCTAAGAAGAATCTTTCAATATCTAATTTTCCTTTAGAGAATAAGATATTATGCCATTCGTTATCTGGAGTATATGGACAGTCATAAACTAGTTTATCATTAATAAGCAAAGCAGCAGATGGTTTACCTTCTACAGATCCATGATATGCTGGAACAAGTTTAATATTATTACCATTCTCATCAGTAAATTCTACTCCTGGGATATATGATTTCTTGTTACTGTCAAAGTCTATAATAGCAGAGTTGTGCAATCTAAACCAAAAAGATATTGAAAACATTTGATCTTTCTCTAATTTAAACTCTCCACTGTTATGATAATACGAATTTTCATTCATACAGTAACAAGATTTGAATCTAGTAGCAATATAAGGATCTTGAATAGCAGTACTATTTGCAAAAGTAATAGCACCATGTTTAGTCCAAGTATCTTTTCCTAGACCAACGTCTAGCATGCCGTCATCATTAAATCTGATAATATTAAAATATTTTCTCTGTCTAAACATTCAATCACCTCCTATACCACATAATCATCATCGTCTTTATCTTTACCAGGAACAATATCAGGATATGGATCATTGTCTGGTCTTAGATAAATAGTTTTTCTATAATATACATGACCTTTACCATTTTCTTGATCTGAGATAATCCATTCAAACACTCCTACTGTATTAGAATCTTCATAACCAGTAGCTTCCATATTATAATAAACTTTTTCAATAGCATCATTTGAAGAAGGGTTTATTTGTAATGAACAAATTATACCATCTGCAGGAACTTTGGCAAAAGTATCTAATTTCTTAATAAGTTTAAGAGGGATAGATACAAATGGTTTATCAATATAAGATTCTGTTAGTACTGCAGGAACTTTCCCTATTAGAATAGCTGTATCACTATTATATTCTTCATCATTAGTTGGATAGCTTAATTGAGTAATTACGTTTATCTGATCTGGAATTTTTCTATAATCATCTTTGAAGAATTTAATAGTATATTTTATATTCTTCTCTTTTCTAGATTCGTTTACATTGTGATGGACTAAGCATAGATGCCAATCATTTATTTTATTCATTATACCTTCAAAAGTGAATGGTAATGTAGGATCTAAAATAGCTTTTCTATTTTGTTTTGTACCTCTATCTACTATAAGCATCGCATTGAACTCTTTAGTTCTAGGAGCTTTGCGAGGAGTTATCATTTTATCACCACTATTCTTTAAATATATTAAATTCATTACTTATTGTCAAAGAAGCACAAAAAGCCATCAAGTATCAATTAAGATACTTGATGGTATGATTGTATTATTTTACATCATCAGTTTTTTCAATGATTTTACCGATTACAGAGCTCAATAAACCCAAAGTTACTGTAATGCATAATGGAAGTACAATACCATCACGGATTTTGCACCAGCCAGTATCTTTAGCAGCATCTTCTTTTAATTTATTGATATAAACATCAGCAATTTCTTGTAATTGAGGAATACCAGATTCTTTCATCCAACGAGTGAAATATTTTTTGGATTCGCTGGTAACGATTTCATTTACGTTACCAATCAATTCATTTTTAATATTATTGAAAACAACTTTATCTAAAATTTTTGCCATTATTATACTAACCTCCGAGAAATAAGACTATTAATTTTCTTCTACAATGAAGCTATCAGTAAGCTTACCGTCCTTATAGCATTCAATTGTAACAGAAGAGCCCTTGTAGAGTTGAACAAAGTCTTTAATAACTTCCCCATTAGCTTTAAATACTACAGAAGGATCTTCATTTTTTACTCTAACTGTGACTACTTCACCTTTAGATGGGTCTGCTGTAGACCCTTCGATTGTTTTCGCATTTTTAGCTTCTTTTAAAAGTCTTTCAACTTCAGCTTCTAATTCAGCAATGCGATTTTTATATACAGCTTCTTTAGTTGTGAGAATTACTTTGTCTTTAGATAAGTTCTCATTTTCTTGTTTGAGATCATTATTAGACTTAGATAAAGATTTATTAATCTCTTCTAATTCTCTATTACGTTTTTCAACTTTAGCTGCAGTAAGCTGTGCAGTAGTAGTATCTTTAGAAAGATTTTCAATCTTAGCTAAAGTACTAGTATAATTAGTAGAAAGATCATCTCTTTCTTTTCCAAGAGCAATTACTTTGTCTTGAAGTGATTTGATTTCATCTCTATACTTATTAACTTCTCTAGCCACATCAGTGATCTTAGCTTTAGATTCAATAACTGATGGTGTAGTACTAGAAGATTCTGGTTTTAGAGATGCCATCTTTGTTTTGTGGTCTTGAACAATACTATCTAGAGCTTCAATAGTTTTAGACTCAATAGCTTCTTTAGAAACAAGGGCTTGATGAGCAATCTTCAATTCATTATAATCAACCAATAATTGAGAAGATTCTGATTTTAATTTTAGATCTTCAATTTTTTCTTGAAGCTCTTTAATTAATTTCTCAGCCTTTTTATATTGAGACTCTAATGCTCTATATTGTGTTGTTGTATACAATCCAAGCATTATAAAATTCCTTTCCATATATGAATGAAACAGAAAATGCTATATTAATCTATATAGCTTACTCTATTGTTTCTTAGTTCTAGAAGAAGCCTTTTTCTTACTAGTAGTCTCTGCTTTAACAACTACTTTACGTTTAGGAATTTTAGAATTGGATCTACGTTTTACAGGAGTGATAGGCTTTTTAAGTGCAGGAGTTTTCTCCTCTTTAGCTTCTTCCCCTAAACAAACTGTGCAAGGAGTCAAATGAGATTTTAATTCTTCGATTTGAGCGTCTTGCTCATTGATCTTAGTAGTTAATTCAGCAATTGTTTTAATAGCTTTATCATATTCGTTTACTTGACGTTGTAAACCACTTTCTAAATCTTTTAAATGAGCTTCAAACTCTTCACACTTTTCAGTCATAGATTTTAAAGTGTCTTGAAGTTTTAAATTGAATTCATTTACTTCTTGAAGTGCAAGTTTAAGACCACTGTTTTCTTCAATTAAATCTCTTTTCTTCTTTTCTAATTTTTCGATACGATTTTCTCTACGAGTTTTATCTGCTAATAGTTCAGAATTTATTTTCTCTAATTCCTTAACTCTTTTCTCTAAAGATTTGTATTTAGCAACTGTTGTTAAACCTAACATTACTAATACCTCCCCATTGCATAATTGAATAAAATACAGAGGGCGAGAATTAACTCACCCTCTTATATGTCATTGATTTTTTGATTATAGACCTGGTTGATCAGTATCTTCTTCACTAGATACATGTAATTCAGATACAGTATATCCAGGTTCAGCAGTAGCATTAATAGTTACATCACTGCCAATTCTAAATCTATGGTCAACAGTATAATTATCACCATTAACAGAAATAGCACCATTTAATGGAGTGAGAACTCTTACAGCCAAGTAGTATTGGTCGCAACGTTCACATAACCAAGTAGTACCACCATCAAAAGTTCTGAATGTAAATACAACTTCCCCGATAGTTGTAGATGCATCATCATTAAATCTTTTTAGTGTTGGGAATCTTAATTCATTACTAAACACAACAGCATTTTGGGCCATTTTAAGTGTATTCTTATTCCAAATAGCATCAACGTATACTGTATGCATACCAGGATCTAAATCTTTTGGAAGTTCTAATTCGAATTCTTGTTGTGGACTTCCATCAAGATTTACTTTATATACACTGGATTTAGTTAGGTCTTCTTTTGTGATAGATAGAGTTGTAACAGCACCTTTATCTTCTACTTTATAAGAAGAAATAACTTCATTAGTTTTCTTAGAGAAACCAGCATCATTTTCTAATTCAGAAGTTTTTGTTTTCACTTCAGATTTTAATGCATAGTTTGATAAATCTACTGTTTGAGTACCTAATTGTTCCCAAGCATTATTAACGTACACATACTCAGTATACAAGTTTTGATTTTGTTCACTTGGATGTTTGTGTAAGTAAATAGTAGTTGGGCTGATATCTTGAGTAGGAAGTTCAGTAACTACTTCGATTGTGAATTTAGGAATACGTTGTAGTAAGTTTTTGATTTCAGATGTAGGCATTGTATCGATAGTTACATTTTTGCCAACAATTGGAACCACAGTAGTACCAACTGTAATAGATTCGATTTTATTTTCCTGAGCAGATGCTTCAATAGTAGCAAGTTTTTCTTTTTCAGTAGTAGTATAATCGTTGGTAGTTAATACTTTACCAGATTCTTGAACTACGAATATTTTACGAAGCTCTGCTAAGAATGTCTTTAAGTTATCAAGACTAATAAATTTAGCCATCCATTATACCTCTTTCTTTATGAATTATACTGATTCTGGAAATTCGATTTCTGTATTATCAACAGTTTCAAAAGTAGGGAAAGAATCAGGTACTCCCTCTTTGACCTCTGTCCAAGCATCGATAGTAGTAGTAGGACCATAAGTTTCAGATGTATATCTATATTTCTTTTGATCGCCTACTACATAAACTTCCATACCAACTTTACGACGTTGTTCTGGAATGCTTAACATTTCACTTTTATGTTGCACAGTTCTTAGACCGCCAGCCATATCTTCATCCACTACAATAGGGAAAGAATCGTTAGCTGGATCTGGAGTTGTCAGTGTACTAAATACAACAAAGTTCTTTTCAACAGCCATTTATTTAATCCTTTCATTTGTTATAATTGAAAGTTATATTTTATTAAAAGACAATCTATACCATACCAGGAGGTCCAGGGTCTAGAGGACTAGGCCGCCCTACAGGGTCAGAAGAGGAACTAGCAGCGGCAGCAACAGCAAATAGACTCAAAACATCTTCTTCCGTACAAGAAGTATCATTAGTGCCACCTCCAGGAATAACAATGTTTTCAGTACCATCAAAAGGAACACCATTGATAGATCTTGCTGTGGATAATTTAGAAGCTGCAGATGCATAAACTGTTACAGTAGCTTTATTAGATTCATCATCATGAGCATTCTTGACAGTCATCACACCAGCTTCAGAGATTGTAATATTAGAAATACCAGCTGATTTCTTATCTACTTCTTCTAATTTAGTTTTTGCGTCATTAGTGAAATCGTTAGTAGACAAACCTTTACCTTCTACAATGTCTACCTTACCATTTAAAAGGCCAGTAAAGGTAGTCCGCTGATTATTAATTCTGGCATTGACCAATCCAAGAGCATACTTGAGATTATCTAAAGTAATTATTTTCATTTACTCTTTCCTTTCTTGTACTATTAAAGAGCTTTCAAGGCAGGAGTAACTTCACTGTCTTTAGATATAATAGTGATAGGAACAGCAAAGTTATCTAATTCGCCATCTGTATTATTTAAGAAGTCATAATAACTTCCAGCAATACCAGTGATTTTACCTTCATATACTAAAGAGCCAGGACTATTTTTAGTCAATTTAGCATATTTATATTGGAACTTGGATACATTTGTTTCTGTAGTCTTATAAGGAATAGCAATAAAGAACCCAATAGAATCTTCTAAGTTACCACCATTAATTTTAAATGCTACAGAAATATTTAAAGTAGAAGTTCCTTGAGGTACAATTCTAACTTCTTGTAAAGCTTCAGACATATTTCTTCTTCTTAAAATATTGAAATATGATACTCTATTATTTTCAAATACACAAGTCATAGACATACCAGAAGTGAATGTATCTTTTAACGTGTATGTGGAACTAATAGCAGCTGGGAATTCTGTTCCTAAAGTAACGTTTGATCCTTGGTCTGAAACAAGAGCAAGTTTAAAATCATTCATCTTGTTATTGACCTTGGTGGTTTCATAGGAAGTTTGGTATAAAGGCATCTTAATAGATTTCGTCATACTATATACATCAACCATCAATGTATCGCCAGTGTTAGCGATTAAGCTCTTCACATTATCTTCACCAAGAGTAGATCTAGCATCTGTAATTCTATTAGAAATTCTAGTAGCAAATCTAGGTAATAATAGATCATAGTCTCTTCGAATAGTAATCTTACCATTATCAAACAAACCAACAATCTCTCTAGCTGTATAGAATTCAGGATTGATTTCGATATCTTGAGAACCATCGAATGGTACACCATTAATCATTCTAGGAGTAGATAATTTATCAGATGTTTTAGAAGACTCATTCTTCAATACCATCCAATCTGAATCTAATGTAGCTTGTTTAGTAAGATCATTGGTTTTTAGAATATATGGAGTTTGTGTATCTAAAACATATACCTCCATACCAACCTTACGCTTTGTAGGTAAAATTCTATTACGATCTGCCTTAGTGGCAACGATCATTCGACCGCCATTGATCTCATTACTATCTGCTACAGGAAGGCTACCTTTATTTTCAATAAGGTTATTTTGGTTATTAACCGACATAACAAATGAATTGTCATTTAGAGCCATAAGTTAGTAACACCTCCATATATAAAATCGCAACTTATTTATATTCATAGCCATTAATAAGATGTGTACAAGGAGAATTACTCTCCTTGTACATCTTGGTTTTTAATTAGCCGTGATTAACAGGTCTATGGTAAGTTACAATATAAGTATCGCTTTGGCCATCTGGTGTCAAATCTGCTTTCAATTTATAACCACTGAAGGTAGCTCTAACATCATTGATTTTTACATACCCTGTACCGCCACCAACAAGATTGTCTGCAGCGTAAATATCAATTTCGCTATTTCTTTCAGTAGTAAATTGACCGTATTGACCATTAATAGTCAAGCATACTGGTAAATCTTTGTATTCTTCATCATTAAGAGTATCTTCAGAAGCAAACATTGCCCAAATATTTGTAGCAACACCAGTACCAGATGTTAATTTAACTTTGAAGTTATATTCATTGATACCATCTTTTAACTCAACAGCTTTTATCTTATCTCTTTCGCCACCAGTTTGCATGATTTTAGATTCGGCAACAAGAAGATATTTAGGAGTAGGTTTTGCTGGGATAGGTGCAAAATCTTCTTCTTTGTAAGAAAGCTTTTTAGCTAAAGGACCAAGGTCTTTGCTTTCGAAAGTTAAAGTCATGTTAGTAATGTCTACAGAATCAGAAGGACCGATTTTAGCTCTTACATAACCTTCGTCATCTAGAGTTTCAGAAATTTGAGCACCTTCGATATTGTAAAACTTTTCTGTAACAGGCATATTTTTATGCTCGATAGCAGAATTGAATTTGATAGCGATAATTTTGTTTTCACCATCAGAGAAAGTTTTGATATCTTCTACAAATACTCCATTTGCAACTTTAACAAGATTTTCATTAGTAGCCAAAGTAGAAGTATCTGGAACTTGGATAGCATCAACTTTTTCACCAAGTTTAGTGATCTTTTCTTCCAATTCTTCTTTAGCTTCTGTGATTTTGCCTTGAGCAGTTGTAACAGCACCGTTAACAAGTTCATTTGCAGCGTCTGTAGTTACCAAATCTGCTTTAAGAGCAGTTTTAGCATTTTCAATATCTTCAGAAGTTGCATAAGCTTTATCAGCAAGGATTTCATTTAATTTAGTCTTTTGACCTTCAGTAAAATCTGTAGGAGCTTCTTTGCCTTCTAAAGCAGTTACACGAGCATCAATAGCTGGAACTGTAGTATCTTTCAAAGTATCAGCAGTTTCTTTGATTGCATCGATGCCATTCAATTTTTCTTCTGCACCAGTTTTGAAAGTTTCAAGTGTAGTAACTTTAGTTTCTAAAGTACCAACTTTAGTATCAGCATTAGTTGCTTTAGTCACTGCATCATCAACCTTACCAGTAATTTCTGTAAGTTTAGTTGCAGCTTCTTTAGCAGCAGCGATATCTTGTTTAGTTTCTTCAGGAAGACCAGCAGTTGCAGCTTGTTCGATAGAATGTTCTAAAGCTTGTTTAGCAGCAGCTAAGTTATCAGCAGTTTCTTGTTTAACTTTATCAATTTTACCAACCAAACCAGTATCAGTTTCGCCATCACCTTGAACTACAGTTTTTAAAGCACCAACGCTATTTTTAACTAAATCGATAGATTCATTTAAAGATTCTTTAGCTGTAGAGATTTTAGCATCAACAGCATCGGAATCTGGAAGTGCTTCAACTTTAGTTTTTAATTCATCAATAGCTTCTTTATTAGTTGTAATTTTAGGTTCTAATTCTTCGCCTTTAGCTTTAGCAGCTTCTGCAGTAGCTTTTACATCAGCGATAGAAGCGATAGCTTGTTTATCTTCTGTAGTCAAAGCAGCTTGTTTAGCTTCTTCTACTTTTTGAGACAATTCAGCTTTAGTATCATCTAAAGTTTGTTTGAAACCATTGATAGTAGCAGCAGCATCTTTAGCAGCTTGAATATCTTGTTTAGTTTCTTCAGACAAACCAGCAGTGGATACTGCATGAATAGATTCTTCTAAAGCTTGTTTAACAGCCAAAGCATCTTCTTTAGTTTGGTATGTTTCACCAGCAGCTGTTACAGCATCGCTAACTTTAGTAGCAACTTCGTCTTTAGTGATCAATACATCAGCTAAAGATTTTTCATCGTTAAATTTAATATCTGCAACAGAAGGAGCGGAGCTAACCCAGTCGGAAAGAACAGGAGTTTCAGTTTTGTTAGCCAAACGATATTCTTTATTTTCGTCTTGAACAAATACTGTCATGCCAACTTCTAAAAGGGCTACAGGAATATCAGTAAGCTCTGTTTTAGTAGCAACTACTCTATGACCACCAGCAATATCAGATGCATATGCAACTGGAGTTCCCTCAGGAGCTACAAAAGGAGCAATTACTTGAACGCCTTTTTTATTAGACATAGTCAGGTTCCTTTCTATATATGAATTATGAATTTATTTTAATTAATGGGAGGAAGGATCACCTTTCCTCCCATGAGAATATGATAAATTAATTATTAGAAATCAAGATTAGCATATTCAACTAGTACACCAGTGGCTTCAGATAATTCGAATATGAATACTTTCTTACCAGATAATGTACCAGCAGTTGGAGTTGTAGCTTCAGTGAATACAGGTCTGAATTTGTTTAAGAATAAACGTTGAACCATATCAGCATGAGCTGTTGCATAAGCAGCTTCAGCAGCAATGTAGAAGAATTTCTTACCAGCTACTTTAGCAACGAATTTAGATTCGATAGCTTTAGAGTCGGATTTGAATTTCCATTCAACGCCACCAGTTACTGTATTGAAGAAGTCAGCTGCAGGAGCATTTTGATCAGCATCCCATTGAATAGCATTAGCTTTATCAATAGCTACGAATCCACAGTTGAATACAGTGAATTTATCAGCTAAACCAGCTAAGGATTCAACGTAAACATCTTGAACCAAGTTGTTTTCTTCTTCTTCATCAACAGCTACTGTGAATTTAACAGTGGAGCCTAATTTAGCATTAGGAATTACTGCAGCAAATACACCTTCAGATACTTTAGTAGCAACTACAGGAGTTTCTACATCTTGAAGAGTTACAGTAGGAGCTTTGGAAGCTGTTACAGATTTATTACCAATAGTGAAAGTTACTTTAGTATCAGTAGAGCCTTCGATAGGTTCAGATGCAGTAACTTCTACATTCAATTTAGGTTTGGATAATTCTTTAACTTGTTTTTCTAAAGTAGTTACTTTTTCAGCTTCAGCAGCAGCAGCTTCTTTAGCAGCTTTAGCTTCTTCTTTAATGCCTTCGATAGCAGTAGCATTTTCTTCAGCTTTAGTTTTAGTAGTTTCCAAAGTACCTTCAACAGCTGTTACACGAGCATCAGTGTTGTCTAAAGATTCTTTAACTTCTTTAACTTTTGCTTCAGCTTCTTTTGCTTTTTCAGTAGCAGCAGCGGCAGCATTTTTAGCCTCAGCAACATCAGCAACAGTTTGAGTAACTTTTGCTTGCATATCAGCTACAGCTTCTTCAGCATTTCTAACTTTATCTAAAGCAGCTTGTACTTTTTCATCAGTTGTACCTTTTTCAGGTTTAGCCATTACGTTTTGAGTATTGTAAGCAGCACAACCAGTGAAGTCGCCAAATGCAACTGGGGAGTCACAAACAGCGATTACGGAAACAACTTGTTTATCTACGATTTTACGAACTGTATTTTCAAGACCGCAAACTACATAGATATCATCTTCCATATTTACGCCGATAGCATTAGGGCCATCGCCTACAGGAATAGTTGTTACGTTATTGCCAGTAGCAAGAGCTTTAGTGGAAGTTTCGATAACTGTTACAGTATCAGCATCATAGTTTGCTGTGAATACGTTGCCATAAGAGTCACAAACCAATGCCATAGGACGAGCACCAACTTGGTAGTCAGCAATTTTCTTGGATTTAACAATACGGGATACAGTATTGGAACCAGAGTTAGCTACCCAAATAGTATTGGATTCGTCACAAGTAATAGCTGCAGGATTAAGACCTACAGTGATAGAATCTACTACAGTATCATTAACGATTTTAGATACGATACCGCCTAAGTCAGCACCTGTACGGGAGTCAATTTTGTGGCTCAAGTAACAAGCTACCCAGATAGCGCCATCTTCATCGGATACTAAATCACGAGGACCAGCAGATACAGAAATAGTTTTAACTACTTTATCTTGACCTTCTTCACCAGCTGCAGTAGCAGAAGATTTTTTGAAGGATGGAACTTCGATTTTAGAAACAGTGTTGTCACCATAGTTAGCAACGTAAACGTTACCATGAGGGTCTTCACACATTGCAAATGGTTGCAAACCTACTGCAATTTTTTGGAACAATTCCATTTTGCCAGTTTGGGAGCTTTTCTTGTAGTGGTAAACACAGTTTTTAGAACGGGAAGCAACGAATACACTTACACGGTCTTGGGATACCATTACAGAAGAAGGCTCCAAAGCTGTATTAGCTAAGTTACCAGTACGAGTAGTTTCAACAGTAGATTCTTCATTAGATTCTACAGTGCCATCATATTTCGTAGTAGTCGTGTTTACAGTTGTCGTTTTCACAGTAGTGGAAAGATGAGATACGTCAGAAGAAGATTCGATTTGAATAACTTCGGACGGTACATCATTGACAACTGTCATCAATTTTCCTTTATAAGGATCAACGATCCATAAATCGTTAGGAAACATATGGACTTACCTCCTATAAAAAAGTATATTAATATATTAATATAATTATTTGATGCATCAAATTTAGGCACTTTGAGCAAAATAATTATAATAATGTCAGATGAGCTCTGACAGGTCTCAAGGCAGTAAACTACTATTCTTCCTCATCTTTATCAAATTCAGAGTGCAAGTAATTTATTACTTCAGTTCTATAGAGCTCATCTAATTGTGTTCTTTTCTTTACTAGGTCTATGATTTTTGAAGTTATCACATAAGGAATATCATCTACAGATGACGTAATCTCCCTAATCTTGTCATACTGTTTCATGATCTCCAAATACATTTCCAAGAAGGATTTGTGGTCATGGGTTCTATAATATGTAGACATTATAAAGTCTATATCGTGACTGAGGTTATTAATAGAGTTCTCTATTAAATGTAGTACAGTATATTTGTCGATACTATAATCTTCCTTTCTTATAGAAGGTTGCATAGTATTCAATTCTACAATAGAAAATGGATCGTGTTTAAACGCTACTTTTGGAAGAGGGCAAGTTTCTCCATCCTTAATATCACGTTTAGGTTCTTCTTTGTCATTATCTTTTTTATTATCCTTTTTCTCTTCTTCATCCTCCTTGACTTCTTTGCCTTGGAAGAACCCGAACACTTTAAATGCTCGGGTTACTAAATTGAACAAAGAGTTTATAGATAATAATTGTTTGACAAAGTCCATACCAATTATACCAAGCATAAATGGTGCAAGAGCAACTAGTCTCTTAGAATAAATCTCAATAAATGGATTTATCATTAAAGAGATCACAACAGCAGACCCTATTACTATTATAGATTCAACAAATGATTTTTTAAAAAATTCACCTATACTAGAGGATCCTCTATTAATAAGAGCCCTCAAAGTAAACCCTGCGGAGGCAAAAAGGAAACAGATGAAAATCTCAGCAATCGTAACTTCTAGTAAAAGTTGATTATTAAGATAATCCATAATTACATCTATGAGTCCTCCGTTTCTAAATATATGAGAGAATTAGATATATTTATGATAGAGTATCTAGTAAAGTCATATTTAGTATTTTAGGATATTAACCTTCCCTTTAGTATTTCATTACCTGATATTCATTAAATATATCAGACTACTTAGTTCCTATATTAGGATCTTGTTTCTTAGTATTAGATTGTTCATTAGTATTACAACAATTTGTGTCGAATCCATAAGATCCAACTGGGCTATTGTATTTACTATTAATATATTTATTAGTCGTTTGCACAGCTGCCCCAACAGCTCCTGTATAAGTAGCAAATACTGGATAACCTCCCCAATCTATATTATTAAGTAATAGATAGAATGATCCAATCATAAATGTTAGATAGCCCATAAAAGCTATTAAACGAGTCAATGAAAACATATTGTCTTCATAAAATAATTGCTTACATAAGCCTTCTTTAACTTCAGCCAATAGGTATTACCTCCTTTACTCAGACTTTATTATGATGTTTCCAAACCCCTCTCTTGGGCTCAGTCTACATTCTAATAATATCATATGTGTTAGCAAAAGTAAAGGATTTTTTTAATGGATCTCACAATTATAATCTCAATGGCAGTTGTGTTTGTAGGTGGAATTTTAGTTACTACAATCTTTTTTGAAAAGATTAAAAACTTACAAAAGGATCAGTTGAGTCATCAAATTATAGATCTATTGGGATCTATAAATGATCATAATACTGATATGCACAGACAATTTATGAAGACTAAGAAAAAGGCTTATACCTTAAATGAAGTTAGTAAAGAGGTTACTGATATAAAGCAAGATATTAAGAGAATAGAATCTGATATCAGAAGTATAAACGAAGCCATCGATAATCTTAATAGTAAGACAAATAAAAGAGGATAGGCGATTAAAACGCCTATCCCAAACATTTTGTTAATACGACTTAAATTTTACTATATATAAAGGAGATAATATAAAACTTATGAGCAAAATGAAGATTACTCCTATTGCATATGATAATGAGAGTACTTATAGAGAAGATATGATCTCTGATACAGTCTTCACGGCTAGTACTCCATTTCTAATACTCTCAAGCCAACCTATTCCAAAAAATGTAAATATTTATTTTGAGTTTGAGATTACAGAGTATAAAGAGAATCCTTTATTTAGACACCTACCTTTATATGTAGGTATCCATAAAGAACCATCTTCTGGTATATTTGCTACAGACTTTAGTTTAGGTAGTATTTACTATACTAGAAGACAAGATTTTGAAACTTATGAGCAATATAATAAGTCTGCTTATAGTGAACACTATAAAGTTCCAACTACTAAATCTAGAGTTCCAATTAAAGGAACTATTATTGGTGTTGGTGTAAACTCAGTTAGAAATCAGATTACTATCTATTCTGATGGCAAACCATTCTATACATTTAGACCAAGAGAATTTAATCTTAATGAAGATGGAGATTTCTATTTTGCTATAGCTTCTAAAGTTTATGCTAATATATCTGGTAATATCAACTTTGGTACTTATCCTTTAAAACACAGACCAGATGGTTATTGGGATATGAACCAATATTACGTTGATAGATATGTAATGACAAAAGATCTAGTAGGTAGTGCACAATTTACAACTGGTAATCCAGAATTAGATGCTTATTATGCTAATAGAAGAAGAATAGGATATGAATTCTTTGCACGGATTACTACAGAGAATAAATATGCTCCTCTTACTAATCCTCATCTAAGAGATACCTATATCCAACCTAACCTTGGACCATCTCAATTATATGACCCAGATAATAATGATGCATTTGTTATAGATTCGGAACATCAAGATCCAGTAGATCATGCTTTCTTACCATACCCAATTCCAGTAGATCAAAAGATCTATTTCGAATTACAATGTAAAGAAGCTCCTATGGATAATGGTTATGTTGGAATACCATTGACAGTTGGTATCACTAAAGTAAAAGATACTACAGATTATATGGGTAAAAAGGAAATAGGGAATAAATCTTTCTCTATAGATTTGTGGCATAAGCTATATCAATACCATTATGCAAACGTACAGCTAGGAGACAAAGAGATTCATTATCCTATAAGAACTGTTTACAATCCTATACCTCCTATGCAACCAAACATTATTGGTTTGATGATAGACCTTAAAGAACAAGAGATATCTGTATATACAAATCATAAACTATTTATGAAAGCAGATCTAAAAGAGTTCTTAGGATATCCTGATGATACAAGAACATTTGTATCTAGTGAAAAGCAACAGCTTTTCTTTAACTCTAAAGACGAGGTATATCATTTATTTATCAAAGCAGTTCCAGAAGCCTTTACTGGTAATGGATATGTAATTGGTAATTTTGGAGAACCAGATAATCAAGCTTTAAGATATCCTACATTATATGATAATTTAGATGTAATGACTTACTGGTATTACTATAATTATGGTATTAGATATTTAGCTGGCGGTGAGATGAGTTGTGTTATTACAACTCTGCCATATAATATCAACGTAGCTAAAACATTCACTGGTATGGTGTATGTAAAATCTAGATATGATGGAAATGATCTAGACTTCTCCCCTGGTTTGAATATGATGTATAATAGTTATAATATCGTAACTGATACAGAAAAAAGAGTGAACGAACCAGATCTAAACCCATTTGAGTTTAATGAGTTAATCCATGGTCATAGATATACGGAAGACCCATATAGATATGATAAAGATATTATCAGATTTGGTTCTGTAACTATGAGAGAATCAGAACCTATGAATAAATTCATTCCTGGTAAGTTTAACTTTAAACAAAATTGGTTAGGCGATGGAAAAGGTCAAATAATCTTAACTGGTAGAGGTTTTGAATTGAAGAAACAACAATTGGCAAATCCTCCTGAGATCAATGGTAATTTCAATTACATAAGCAGATTTAAAATTAATATCATACAATCTGACAATCAAAGAATTGTAGTTACTTATAAGAAAAAAGAATATACTTCTAATTTTGAAATTATGGGTGGAGATTCTATCGATGTAAGATTAGAACCTATTAATACCGAAGATAATAATGGTGCATTTATTACATACAGACCTGGTACGTTGTCTTATGCTGGAGGAACTCCTACTGGCGATATGACTATATCTGCCACACCAGCAACTTTAGAAAGATTTATTATTGGTTTTGTTCCTGTAAATGCTACTTGGTCTAAAGGTGGTCAGTATAAGTACGACGTACATGATCATAAACCAGAGGCTAGTATTCGTAGAAAGAAAGTTAGATTCCCTAAAGAGCTTGATAGAGTAAGAGTGTATTTTACATGGCATTATCAAAAAGATGAACGACCTCCTTTGAGAAATGCTAGTAATGGTATTAAACAATTAAAAACTCTTTCTAGTGATTTTGAATTCTATAATAGAGAAAACTATGACTTGAGGAATGATACTCAAAATAAAGCTGGCGGTATATCTAGCGATTGGGATGGTGGAGAAACTACTCATATAAGAGTTAAAGGCCTCCATTATATGGTAAGAAAAGAAGATACAGAGCACTTCGCTGCTAAAGATAAAGTTGTTACTGGCATTGGTATGAGTGATACTGAATATCATAATTGGTTTGATACAGATCATCTATCTTTTGGTAAATTCCCATTCAATCCTATGGTGGTTCCAGAAAATAATACTGATGGAGATGTTCCTTATACTACTATTGGAGTAACTCCTGGAAAGGTATATGATCTTATTTGCTTCGTAAATAAATACAAATCCAGAACCTATGGATTCTATGTTTATTATGATGCTACCGTTACTGAAGAACCTAAATATAATAATTTCTAAAATCATTGGAGTAAGGGATAATCCCTTACTCCATATCTTTGTTCATATATTATAATTCATCCATAGCTCTAGAGCCAACAATTACTAGAGGGAAACTCATATTAGCATTAGAGTTTACAGCTCTACCATTTCTTTGGTCAATTCTCATATCATCTAATAAGAACTCACCAGGTCTTTGAATACCAGGAACAGATTGGCCTGTTTGAACATTTACAACGTCAAAATATTTAGTACCAGTAGCTTGGTTATAAATAACTACTGTTTGAATATTAGGATCTTTTTCAGAGATCATTTTTCTTTGTACTGGAGTGAGGTTTCCAATATAATCATTGAATGCTTGATCTTCATTATTTACAGGAATAATATTGTTAGCATTTGCAGGTACGATGTCACTCATACTAACTGTTGTAGGAGCAACCCCACTACCAACAGATGCTGTCTCAATAATATTACCAGCTAGATTCACACCAGTATTAATCGATTGAGGAGCTAATGCTTGACCTACTGTAGGTAAGCCATATCTAGGAGCATTGAGTAATGCATAGTATGCATCTGTAATAACCTTATCAGAGTTTTCATCCTTAACGTCTTTGAGTTGTTGTTCTCTTTTAAGAACAAGGTCATTGATTTTATTACGAGTAGAGTTAAGTTCTCTAACAGCAGCAATCTTTGTGTTCAATACTGTTACTTGAGTATTCATAAAGTTAGACATATGTTGGAGACGCATCTTGCCACCATACGTTCTATTAGATCTGAAATGGTTTAATTCATCTTCGATGCTATTATAGATCATTTCTGTTTGAGCAATAGCACCGTATAAGAGTTTACTATTATCAGCATAACCCTTTTCAAATTCTTTTACTACAGATCCTTTGCTAGAAGATTTCTTTTTGTCATCATCATCAAAGTTTGTATATGTAATTACATTACCATCTTTAGGCGGTCTGCCAGGGCCTCTACGTTTTGAAATCTTTTGATCAGTTGAATCTATAATCTCTGCTTCTACAACCTTACTTTCATCTATTACGTTATTGGAACTAAAACCATACGTTCTATTTTCATCTTGATCGTCCTCTACTGTGACGAACGTAACTATTTCTTTAGCCATAAGAGTTCAACTCCTTATATTTTCTATAATATCATGGGAAAATTATTTACTAACCTGTTAGAACCTTTAAAATCTCTATTCAGTTGTATACTATAATTGTGTATAATATCTAATTAACTTCTTGATAATATATTAATACAGATATTATCAGAGGGGATAAAAATATGTATGTATTATTCTTTGCAATAATAACTCTATTAAATGTAATAGGGTTGATGATAACTAATGATATTGGCTTGCCTGGTACAATACTTATTATGTTAGTGGGAACTATAGGAATTATATTTAGTGACAGTATGGATACCTTACAACGATATGGCACCTTACATAGTTCTATGAAAGTTTATAGATTAGGGGCTATTTTTTCTTGTGTGATAGAATTAAAGATATTTGCCTATCTATTATATAGATTATTTGAATTGTATTTTTAAAGAGGGGTTATAATGAAAAAGCGTGAAGAGGAGAGTATATTAAGCATCTGGTGGTCTAATTATTCTGAGACCTATTGGACAATATGTGTGGTTATAACCATGATGTTTATCTTTTTACCAAAGCTAGAATTAGAAGAGCAAGCTATGAGGGTTATAGGATACTTTTATTCTATTACTATATTATTCGTCCTTGCAAAATGCTCTATTAAACAGGCATGTGGGATTGGAAGGAAAAATGTAATAGAGGTTAAATGGTATTACGTTATCATAGGTTTATTAAGCTTTGTTATTCAATCAATTCTACTATTAAGCTCAGCAGTGTTAGCTGTTAGAGTGCTTATGAAAGTTATAGGATTAATCTAAAATATTCGGTATGGGGTGGTTCCCATACCGATTTTATTTTGAGAATTTCGGAGACTTACTTATAATAGAATTTGAAATAGGAGGAAAGAAATGACTTTAGAAGAGGTAATTGGTTATCCGAGAGGAGCCAATTTAACAATAATGAACGTATTCTATCAAAGACCTACTAGGAATGAGGAGACTGGTAAGTTTGATAGAGACTTTGCTATAATTATCTTTAAAAATAATGATACTGGCAAAAAAGAATTCAGAGTTTATTACGAACCTGAATATACTTGGTATCTTTTAAAGAAAGAATATCAAACAAGTTACAACCTTCACTTTATAGAAAGAGAGAAGGTCGATCCTGTAACTTGTAAATATAAAGATATCAAAAAGTCTATAGCTATAGAGACTGGTAATGAAGATCTTTATAAACAGAATATGTATTCTGGTAATTATAGAATGAATGATGCATTCTTTGCTCATCCAAGAGCATTCTCTGCTGATATGAATATCTTAAACTATATTCGTAGCACATTTGCAGAGTTATATCAGAATCCAGTTTGTAATATCGACATACTATTCTTTGATATTGAGTCTGATATTATCAATGCATTAAATCCAGATGTAATCACTATTGGTGAGTGCCCAGTAAATGCAATCACGGCTTATTTTACAAAGACTAATACTTTATATAATTTCATCTTAAGAAATCCAGCAAATCCACAAATTCAACAATTAGAAAATGGAATGAAACAGGACTTTAAGAAATATATTAAAGAAGTTCAAGATTTCGTAGAATATGATCTAGGATCTAAAGAAAAGGTATCTAAATATAAGTTAGATAATATAGGTTTATCTACTGGATTCTTTGATACCGAAGCTGAAATGATTATAGCTTTCTTTAAATTAGTCCATGAATTATCTCCAGATATTGCAGCAGCATATAATATTGCATACGACTTACCATCTCTTATCGCACGATTAGAAGCAAACAATATCGATCCTAAAGATCTTATTTGTGACCAAGATATTCCTATTAAGTTCTGTGAATACTTTGTAGATGAAAAGAATCAGAATGACCCTCAAGAACGTGGTGATTATTCTTTCATCTCTTCAAGAACTGTATATCTTGACCAAATGGTATCATATGCATCTAGACGTAAAGGCCAAAAAGCAATTGACTCTTATGCATTGGACTTTGTTGGTGGATTAGAATGTGGTGTAAGAAAATTAGATTATCATGATATCACTACAGATATCGGTAAACTTCCTTATATCGATTTTCATACATTCTGGTTATATAATATCATTGACGTTGTCGTTCAGGCTTGTATTGAAGCTCAAACAGAAGATTTCAAATACATGTTTAACAATGTAATTGAAATGAATACCCCATATCAAAAGATCTTTAGACAGACAAATTATCTATCTACTAAAGGTGCTGAATTCTATAAACACCATGAAGGTGTTATTATGGGTAACAACGTAAATAGATTTGGCAAGAAACCTACAGAAAAGTTTGCTGGTGCATTTGTAGCAGAAGCTACAAAGATTAGTAATAAGAACCGTGTTAGAGCAAATGGTATCTATATTTCCAAATTCAATAATGGTAATGACTTTGACTATAAACGTCTATATCCATCTTTGATGCAAGAATTTAATATGGCTCCTAATACTCAAGTAGGTAAGATCTTTATTGATAATGCACCATTCCAAGATCCATCTTATTTGAAACTAAGTACTGGTGGTACATTTACAGAGAATCTAGCATCATATAACTACATTGAATTCTGTCATAGATGGGTAGGTCTAGCAAATGTAGAAGAATGTATGCAGGATATCAAAGAATTTAAACAGATTACAAATACTAAGAAATCTGTAGTATCAATGATAAATCCTAATAGAGTTGTAGGTGTTCAAAGACCTATTCCAGATTGGGTAAAGAATGTTGTTGATGGTATGATTATGAGATTAGGAGAAAAATTATAATGATTAATAATGGAATATTTGAAATCACTATAGATTCTACTAATCTCTATTTAGCATTAGATGAATCTAAAAACCTAAAGTCTGAAATAACTATTATCCCAGCATGGTTATTACAATCCTCTCCAGAGACTTCTATCTGTGGGGTAAGTTTTAATTCAGTTGCTACTATAGGATATTTTGAGAAGATTAAAGATAAAGTTCATATACTACCTATAGATTTGGGATTGTATAGTATTGCATTTTTATCTAAAGACTTAAACCCATTTTTTAAATCTATTAAAGATAATGGGTTAGATACTAATAATTTTATCCTTGGTCTTAAACAGTATGATCTAAATGGGAAGCCATTTGTAGCATGCCATTATATTAAGACTCAAACAAAACATGTAGTTCATAATGAAAGACAACCTCATACAAATAAGATTATCACTACAGAACAAGATATCTTTGCTCAGATGTATACCATTCCAGCAGCAGAAGTTTTGAAGGGGGTAAATTATTACTTCTTCTTTGCATATGAAGATCAGAATAGTAGAGTAGTATTAAAAGACTATGATTTAGAATCTGACGAAGAATTTCAGAATATAATGAATAACTTCAAAGCATCAGATGGTATATTTGCTTTTACATTCAAAGATTCTAATGGTAATAGAAATTATGAATATTTAAGCTATATAAATAAATCAATGCTCAATATCGCTAAGGGTGATACAACTACTATGGAGATTAGAGATAATATAAATGGTCAAGGAGCTAATAGATTCTTGGTTAAGTATGATATTCATAAAAAATCTAAGAAGTGTAAACTAACAGTCTTATTTATGGCATTAAAATTTTGATACAAGAATACCCCATAGCTGTTATAGCTATGGGGAATATTTTAGTGACAATATTTTTCGATTCTTTCTTCTAATGCTTTTAGATATTCTTTCATAGCAGACAACTGTCTATTAAGAACACCAGAGTCTTCATGATCTTTATTTTCTTCTAAGAATTTAGTTAGTTTAGAAATACGCTCTCTAAGTTCAATATGTTCATTTATCAATCTAATTTTCCAATCTTCCATTTTAGATACCTCCTGGAATGATTAATTCTATTTATATAAGATTTATAATAAAGTCAGGCTTTTAATATTTTGGTAAAGTTTCAATTTTCGATTGTATACTATAGTAGTGAATATATATTATATTATTTATAGATAAGGAGAATTAATATGAAAAAGTACATCAATAAATCTATTCTAATGATGATCGGAATGTTGGTAATTATTGCAATGGGGGTTATTCAAACTGCCCATGAAAATCAAATGGCAGAAGAAAAGGCTGCCATTCAAAAACAAGTTCAAATTGAACAAGGCCAAAAGGCCAAGGAAAACACTAAATGGAAGATCGACCATCACGGTACGATCCCAGCGTATAAAGACTAGTTTAATACTAGTCTTTATTTTTTTTCATTTATAGGCTCTCCACATTAGGATAATAGAAAATATTCCATAAGAAAGGAAGTGTAAATATATGCCAATGGCAAATGAAATGACTAAGCTTCTCAATAAGATTGAGAGACGTTTAGGTACACGGCAAATGAACTTACCAGATTATCTCTCTAAAGATATATGGGCTAGAGATGTAATCTGTAATGAAACATTAGATACATTCTCAAGATACTTTCCAAATAAAGTTCCTTATACATTAGGACCAGAAAATCAAAAAGGTGATTATTGGTTAATAGATGAAACTATTTGTGAAAGTCAAACTATCTTAGGATGTGGTGATATTGATTGGCATAGATGGTCTGCTCATTTCCCAGGTCTTACATATGGTGGTGTAAATACATATGATATGATGACAAGCTCTGTAGACTTTGGTACTTATGCTGATATTACTATGATGGCTGATCATGTATCTGCATTCTCTAATGGTATCTATGTAGAATGGATCCCACCTAATAAGATTAAATTAAATGTAGCCATCTCAGCTTCATTCTTAACCAAATTCCAAAGAGTTCCTATCTCTTTATTCGTAAAGCATGCTGATAATCTTAAAACTATTCCTCCAACACAAATGGAGACATTTGAAAGATTAGCTACTGCTGACGTTGCTACGTTCTTATACGAACAATTAAAAATGTACGATAACTTAGAAACAGTATATGCTAACGTAGATTTAAAATTATCCTCTTTAGAAGAAAAAGCTAGAGATAGACAACAAATAGTAGAAATGCTTGATAATACATTTGTATCTGCTGCTAATAGAAACCAACCAGCAATGATGACTATCAACTAGAAAAAAAATAATAGATAATTAGATACATAACTTATTTATAAAGCTATATAGAAGAGATCGGTAAACAAGTATTGATTATATACAATGGAGATATTTACCTTTATCCAATAGAAATGGATGTTAATCACAGATGCTTTTTGATTTTCATAACAATGAAATCGATTAGTATTCTAACCAAATTCATTATGATTGCGGTTACAATCATTCTTAGAATATCAATATGATCCATAGAAATATCCTTTCTATCTCTCTTCTATATATCTTTAAACTTTAAAATTATTATGATCACAATTATTGTATATAATCAAAAAAGAAATTAAGAGAATGCAATTACTGCATTCTCTTGTTCTTGTGTGTATCGAAGTAAGATGGAGCTTCAGATGGAATGCTCATATCAAACATATTATATCCAGGAACTGGTCTTGGTAAGAAGTTTATCATAGTACAAGCATATTGATAAATAGAAAAGGTTCTAATAAAGTTCATAAACTGTAAGACTGTATTAAAACTCATACTAGAGATATTGGTTTCATTACTTAAATATAGATCTACACAAGGTTGTAAATCTTCATTATATAGTTTATGAATCCCTGGTGCGAATAATAAGAATTTATTATTACCACATTCAATAGTAGTAGCTGGAGCCTCTCCTAAATATAATTTTTTGTTTCTAGACTCATAGAATAACTCTGGCTGTAATACTATCTTTTCTAGAATAGGAAGAAGGGTTAATCTCATCAATTCTAATTGAGCTCCTCTAATTATTATAGTCTCTTTAGTACCAGCTTCTGTAGGTTTTACATTTTCTATAGTAAGATAAGCATCAAAGTTTCTATTTATCTTTTTTCTATTAAGCCCTTCATCATCCGTATATTTTACTTCTCCATAATAATATTTCTTACCCTTGTTCGGATCCATATATCCGCCAGTATATAGAACCACATTCATTTTAAGAATAGCATTCATTCCCAAAAACATAATCTTATCTTGAACCTTGTTGTATAATAACACGACTTCTTTCATACGTCGTTCATCTGCTGGCAACATAAAAAATATCTCCCCTTAACCTCAAAACAAATTATAAAACAGAAGATCTGACCTCTAGTTATTTAGAGGTCAGACTTCTTGTCATTTTCTATTGTTCGATATAATTGGAGATATCGATTCCTATCATACCATCAGCATCTACTTGTATTCCAGAAGAGCCAATCACATTATCATATTGAGGAGTTTGATAAGATTCATTCACAACTTTACCAGTGGGAATAGGTTCAGAAATAATTGGTGGAACTTCTTCATTCTTCTCACCAATCAATTTCATTCTAGGCGCTGCTGGAGAACATTCTGGTGGGATTTCTTTAGGATCTAAAAGTACTCTTGTATTATATAGAGATTTGTAAAGATCAATAGCATTCTTAGGACTCATGATATAGATCTTTCTATCATTAGTGGCTATGATGACTTCATTAGTTACTTTACTATATAATGCAAATCTATGCTCATCCATATAAAATGGTTTAGTAAGAATCAATTTATCTTTAGAATCAAACATGTCTGGGAAACTTACTTTTAGACAAGAGAGAATTCTTTTGAGTCTAACCATAACTGTTTCATATGCATCAGATTGAGCTTTGCTTCCATCTTCTTTAACAACCATATCTGTTAAGAATTTAGGAAGAGATTTCTTATCAATATACTTAAAGATCTCTTGTCTATCCTCATCTATCAAGCTACCATCAATATAATCAGATACCATAGATAAGTCTGCAATAACATCATCTTCGCTAATAAGCTTATAGAACTTATGTGCTTTATTATCTTCTAATCCAGCTTTGTGTGTTCTGTACATCATAGATACACTACCAGATGGAACAAATTCAATAGAGTTTCTAAGATCTTTAGTAAATGCAAATGCTCCTTCTTGAGCATATATTTCATTCACTTGTTCTTCAAAGACTGTAAATACTTTGATGAATTCATCAAACATATCTTCATCTTTTCTAAGAGCTGCTATTCCATCATATTTTTGAGCATTAACAATCTTAGCTGCTTGTATTTCAGATTCTCTAATAATACCAAATAGAAAATCTGGATCAATAATAGAAGCTACAAATAAAGGAATCGGATTCTCTATAATAGCTGCTCTAAAATACTTAGTATAATTTCTAAAGCAATTTTCGTAGTACTCCTCATCAATGTTTGGATTGATATTATAAAGTCTTCTAACTTCTACATGAGAAGTTAACCAGCTATCAGTTTTCTTTTTAACGATTGCCTTTCTAGAAACTTTATAATGGTTTTCTATCAAATACTTAATTTGATCAGGATCTGGCAATTGGAAAGAATGAACGTAATCTAATAGATTACCATTCTCTACATGACCAGCACCCCATAATCTAACAATACGCATTAAGTCTAATAGACTTGTAGGACCTAATAACATTAATTTGTTTTTTGTCATAGGCACGTCTAATACATTATTAGATTCATTGGCTATCCACTCAATAGGCTTTCCAGATTCGATCCATTGTAGACCAATTGGAGCGGTTTTAAATCCTAGATTATGGAATAATATAGAATTATAACCAAAGTCGCTTAATGGTTCAAAACCATTTACTTCATCTCCTTGTTCGCGATGTAGGAGACGAGAATAAGAGGATACCCGTACTGGGTATCCTCCTAAATTAATTGTAATAAATTCGTTCATGACTTGCACTACCCTTCGTTATTTTATTTTTCTTTGACCTCTGTTATATCAACAGGTTCTTTTGGAATAAAGCCTACGTCTAATTTATTAATAGAACCATAAGTTACATATTCTTCTGGATCGTATGCTGTCATCCATCTAGTAATAGTTTCATATTTTCTAAAATCTGAAATATATAAATCAGAGCTGTTAACTGTTACCGCCGCTAATTTATTAGATTCTAGTCTAATATGACCATTGATTGTAGGAATCATAGCTCCAAAGAATTTTAATAATCCCTCTAATATTGTCATTGTAGCTACATTCTCATACGATGATTTATCAATATAAAGTCTGTTATAGCCATTTATATAAATTAAAGGAATAAATACAGGGCCATAACTATCTTCTTCTGGATCACATGTTCTAAGAAGTATTACATGCTTATATTGTGTATCATCTTCTAGATTAGTAGTAAACTTAGGTTCTAATTTAGGAGAAGTTTTGGTTACATCAGATAATCTAGCTAGAACAAAATTGAGATTATGGAAATCTTTATCTTCTGGAATATCGATAACGCCTTCTCCGCTATTATAACCTCTCATTATTACATGAGCTACAGCATTCTGTAAATCAAATTTATGCATTTGTAAAGTACTAGCTACTATATCTAAATATTTATCGCTAATATTATCAGATAATTTTGAGATAGTCATATTATCTCTAGTATTTAATCTTGATAAAGGTCGTTTACTAAAACCTTCGAAGTTAAGAATGTTGATAGGATCTGCAAAGAATTCTTCCTCATCAATAGCTATAAATGTATGATCTCTATTTTGATTAACCCTAGTAATCTCTTTAAAACTATTAGAGATAGAATCATATTCGAGTCGTTTGTATAGCTGACCTAGAGTAATATTTTTATAACCACGATCACATGGGAAATCCCAACTATCTGAAATTTCATTCAAAAGATATGTTCTTATATATATCTTTTCGCCAATATGCATTTGAATAGGATCTTTATAATCTGCAAAGTTTCTAATTTTATATTCTTCATTAGTTAGCATTTTTCCAAATTCAGAATATACTATTAGTTCTGGCTGGATATGCTCCCGAACAAATGCCCATGGTTCATCCTCACCAACAATACGATCTTCACAAGTATCTAAGTAAATATCACCAAAATCTCCTACTAAAACTTGATCAGATGGACCATAATTCATAAGTAGAATAGGAGATAAGTATGGTAATTCATTGGCAATGATAAGATGATAGTCCTTATATTCAATTCTAGAAACATCTTCATTATACTTATAATCAAGATAAGTTAATAAATCAGGACCTAATAATTTCAATCCAACTTCTAATTGATCCATAATTTGTTTACTTTTAACATTACGATCATCTTTAGGATCTAGTAAAGACTGAATATAGATCTTTCTACCATCTTCTGAAGTATAAATACATCTATCTTCATTATCATTTTCGAATACAGTAAAATGTTGAGATGGAATGATTCTATTATCACCATAAGTAGTTTTACGATACATATTCTTTGCAGAATATTCTGGAATATTAAAGCCTGTTGATTCAGTCATATAATCAACAATTTCTTTAAACGATACTTGAGTTTTAATCATTTTGATTACCTCCAAACTAAAAAATATTAATGCTCAAAATCAAATCACTTTAATTGAAGTATGTCCTTCATAATTATAGTATATAACTATACAAAAATTTGTAGAGAGGGATTACCCCTCTCTACTTATTCTATTCTAAATGCTAGATCTTTATATTCCAATGCAATATATGTATGAGTAGTGGCATTATCATGAACTTTTTTAAATACCAATCTCATACCATATTTCTTTCTAAGCATATTTAATACTTCAGTTTCCGATTCAGTTTCTGTTATTAAACACTTTATCGAATCTAATGCTAGCTTAACCTCAGTTTCAAGCTTAGAATTATAAGCATTAATAATTTTCTTTGCTATAATCCCAGCCATAAGTTCTGCTTCTATTCCTATAAGCATTATAACCTCCTAAAATTGAAGGATATTTGTATGAGTTACATTCTTACTATCCATTTTACTAATACCAAGCTCTTCTAATGGGAAGTTTCTCAAATTAGACTGAATGATATCCGTATAATTAATAAATGGAATTATCCAGTCTGGAATATCGATATTAGAAGGAATAGCTATAGAAGTAATACCAGCTTTGTAGTTTGGATCTTTTAACAATTCGCTAGCCCTCATGCAATGTTCTGGATGAGATTTTGCTATCTCATTGATATTCTTTGCTGTTAGATTCGTTTTAATAATAAGAACACTATTACGCTCTTCTAGATTAATACCTTCCTCTGCTCTATCTTTGATGGTATTATAAGCAAACGCCGCTTTAATACCTTGGATAGCCATAGGATTTTTATAGAAGTTCATAGATTTGATTCGAGCAGGTTTGTGGAAGTCTTTACTTTTATTTTTTAGAGATTCGTAAATCTCTTTTTCTAGAACAGTAAACTTCTTAACCAAATCAATTTGGTCTATGAAAGAATTCCGCAATACATCATATTCTAAAATCTGCTCTAGTCTTCTAGCTGTAGATTCTGGAGTACCAACCTTACTCATAGGCATACCTTTGATATCCATTTGTTTATCTTCTGGAATAAGATTGCCTTCTTGGACTAGTTGTAAAGTAGAATAGTTCTTTTTACCCTTTGTAAGTAATAAGGATTTGAATAAGAACTCATTCTTCATAATAAGTAGGCAGTCTCTATCCTCTGCATATGTATTATAGTTTTCACTAAATAAAACCATGTAATCTAAGATTAATTGGCTTACTACATAAGACATGATATCTACAATACTATATCTTAGAGAATCCTCTTCTATTACTACTAAAGGATATTTCTTTCTCTTAGCTTCGACTAGTTTACTATTATAGAAGTCGTATTCATACTTAGGTTCGTTCTCTTTATATTGTAATACTATCTTATCAGATTCTTCATCTATTTGAGCTTGAGTATATTTGATCTTCATAGGAATGCCAATAGTGTATTTCAATACAAATTGATACCATTCATCTAGAGAAATAATGCAAGAGTCTGTATCCGTAATCAATACAATATCACGTTCCATCTCATATACTCTAGGAAGTTTATCTATAAACATATGACGATAATAAATATATTCAAAGATCAAATCTTTAAATAACTTTAATTCATAATCAATAGTTTCAGGAACTCTATTTGGATCTAGATATGGCTCTTCCATCTTGGTAAGCATTTGTAAGATTAAGTTGATTACTCTTCTATTCTCACAGAATTTATATAGATTATTTTTATAATAAACTATATTGATACATCTTTGATCTAAATTGCAGATAGTATTCCAAATAGCTTCTCTAGCTTCTTCTGATGGAATCCAATTTTTAGTACCACAAATATCCATGATTCTAATATAACATTCTTCTGCTGTTATATTTCTATCCAATACATCCCAATCATTGAATTTGGAGAATCTTTCTTCTTTCTGATCATTTACGATATTATCAATATATTGTAATACTTCAGTAAGAGATTCGAATCTCATGTTATTACCTAAGAGACCCTCAAACATCGTGATAGATGCAGAGATACATCCTCGACCTTGACCAGTAATCGCGGTACACAGATAAAGGTTATAGAATATACTACTATACTGACCAGCACAACCGTATAATGCATTAGCAGATACTTTATAATTTAACTGTTTAAGATTCCATGCATTGAACTGCTCAGATCCTTTAGGATACTTTTTCATTTCCTTTTTAGCCTCATCACGTTTATCTGCTAGGTATTGAATTAGATTATAGAATGGATTCTTTACAGAACCATGCTTTCCAAATAATACCCCTTCTGTTGTCATGATAGCTTTCTTATTAAGAAGATCATTTGCTAGTTTAATAAAGTCCATATCAACTTCAGTCTTTGTGTAGTTGTTATGAAGTCTAGCTGTACCAGCCTTATATCGTTTGCTGATACTATAATCTATAGCATCTAATATATCCATTCTAGATAATTTAGGACATACACGTTCCATTACATAAAGCATCGTCTCTTTATATCTTTGAATTGTTATACCTTTCGGCATTTCGATATTATTCATTATTTTCCTCCTATATATTTATTACCTATTAGGGTGTTTAAATCTTACTACATTTTAATAGTATATAACCAGATCGATATTTAATCATTTGATATGAGGAACATATTGGTAAACTCCTTGTGCGAGCACATATATCGCACTCTTTTAGAGTTATAACTCAAATTTTATTAACAATTTACTATCCTAGGAGGTAAAAGAATTATGTTATTTGATCAAACAGAAGGATTCGTAGTTAATGAATCCCACGAACCTGTAGTTGAATCTCATGGCACTGGTATCGTTGACCAAGACGCATTGTTGGAAAACATGTTGATTGACCAAATGAACCGTATGACTGACGAAGAATTCAAAGCTTACACTGAATCCGTTGATTTCCAAAACTTGGTAGAAGCTGGTGTATTGGGTCGCCGTTCCGTAGTTAAAATGACTCGTAAAGATGACTTGAACCGTCGTATCCATTTAGCTTCCATCCAAATGGCTCGTGAGCAAGGCGATGCTGACTGGGAAGCTCTTCGTAAAAACCGTGTTAACGAACGCCGTTTGTTGAAAAAAATCTACACTAAATATGCTAACCGCGTACGTCGTGATGCAATGCAATCTCAAAAACGTCTTATCAAATTGACTCCAGACGCTTTCAACTTCAACAAAATCGGTCGCTAATCTTTAACCGATTGATCATCTCTTAAAACTCTAAAAATATCTTATAGACTACGGATTTAGTTCCGTAGTCTGCCCTTTTTGTGTCAATATATATTTTGAATATACACTATAAAAGTGGTAGTAGATTTATACAATCACGTCTACAACCTTATAAGGTTAAAGTGATTAATTTAAGGAGGATCAAATGCAAGAAATGCAAACCGTTAGTAATTTCACTAATTATTACATCTATGCAGAATTAGTGAAAAAGGGAAAACTAAAAATTGATACTCGTGCCATAACGAGAGATAATTGGAATCATCACTTTCAAGGTGTCCTTAATATTTTAAGAGATGGAATTGAAATGCCATCTATACAAGGTTTGTTTATAGAACCTTTCTTTGAAGGAAATCAAAGTCTATCTGTTGAACTTAATATCATGGATTACTTATTAAATCTTATGATGTGGTTCCCGATAGTATATATAGAACAACCAATCAAGCCAGAGCACTTATTTTTTGAGAAATTTACTACTGCCGATGCTATTAAAGCATATATCGATAAAAATATAATCGATCCTAACAAAATCTCTATCGAAAATAAGTTGCTTAATAATGCTATTGCTGATACAGTATATCATTTTTCTTATATTGATGAATTTGCTTTGTTCTTAGCAAATACATTGAACTTAGAAGATGATATTGATATCATGCAAAAGAGTAAAGAATACTTTGATCTTCTTCATGCCGATCTTAGTAACGTACCTATTGGAGAGGTAAAAGATAAAGGTATGGAATTGGTTCATCATGCTATTGATAATTTCATCATGAAGTCTAATGAAATTGTAGGGTATGACCATTGTCTCAAATATGCCTTTGGTGCTCAAGAGGGTATTAATATCAGACAATATAAAGAAAACAATATCAATATCGGTACTAAACCAGATGGTCAAGGATCTATCTATCATGATATTATCAATAGCTCTTATATCAATGGTGGTTTGAATAATCTTGTTGCACAGTATATTGATAATGGTGCATCTCGTGTAGCACAAATCATCTCTAAAAAGAACGTTGGTGAATCTGGTGGTTTCTCTCGTATCTTAGGTTTAAATAACATGGATACTCATATTCATCCAGATAAACATTATGATTGTGGTACAAAGAACTTCGTTCATATTACTGTAAAAGATAAGAAACATCTTTCAATGCTTGATGATAGATATTTCCGTTTTGAAAGATATGGTCTTGAATTTAAGATTAAGAGAACAGATTATGGTTTGATAGGTCAAAAGATTTGGTTAAGAAGTCCTATTACTTGTAAATCTCATGCAGAAGGGCATGGCGTGTGTTATAAATGCTATGGGGATCTAGGTCATACAAATAAAGATATCTCCATTGGACGCATTGCAACAGAATTGATCACTTCTCAATATACACAAAAACGTCTATCAGCTAAACACTTGTTGGAAACTGTAATTAAGATCATTAAATGGGTTCCACAATTTAATGAATTCTTCGAAGTAGCAAATGTAAATGAGATTTCTTTAAAAGAAGATATCTTCAAGAATAAACAAATGTCTGGTTGGAAACTTAGAATCAAAACTCAAGATATTCAATTAGAGAATGATGATGAATTCTTTAAACATAGATCCTTCTCTGATGATATGCATGCTTCTGAAGATGATGGTCCATTTGTAGATCAATATATTAATAGCTTTGAAGTAATCACTCCTGACGATGAAGTATTTGCTAAGATTACAGCAATAGCAGAAGATGGAACTCCTATTGATGAGAAGTTATATATCTCTAATAAATTAGCTGCTATGATTTCTAAAGCTATTGAAGATGAAGATATTGTAATTGATAATATCGATGTAGATATTCCATTGAATGAATTACAAGATATAGAACTGTTCTTGTTAAAGATTCAAAATAATGACTTGGGTAAATCTCTTGATATCTTTACGGATACAATTAATAAGAAAGCAGTTACTAAATCTTATGATAAAGATACAATTGTAGAAGCATTACAAGATGCAGCCATCCAAGGTGGCGTAAAATGTCAATCTATCCATCTAGAAACTATAATGGCCTCTCAGATTTGCTCGCATAAGAGCAGATTAGAGATGCCTGATTGGTCAAATCCCGACGCAGAGTATGAGATCTTAACCCTGAATGAGGCCTTGACGGATAATAAGTCTGTAATCGTATCTTTGGATTATCAGAAGCTTGCCAAGGCATTATTCTATCCATTGAATAAGAAGAAAACTGCACCAAGTATTCTTGATCCATTCTTTATGGATAAGCCTAAGAAATTCCTCAATGCTCAACATGAAGTATGGGCAGAGGTTAATAAACCTAAGATCAAGAAAGGCGAATGCCCTATTGCATTTAATCATGATCATAAAGGTAAGAAAGCTCCTAGAGATATTAAAGCATTCTTAGCACCATTTAGAAATGAGCCTAAGACTGAATTAGACTAGAGTATATAGTAAAATGTCTGTGATACCAAATGATGGGGTAGGGATTAATTTCCCTACCCCTATTCTTTTTTGTAAAATTCGATTATTTCAGTTGTATACTATAATAGTGAATAGGAAGTGAGAATCTATTCATATATTTATTTTGCCGTATTAAATGAAAGGAAGGCAATATCATGAAAATTAATATTCAATTCACAAACAAAGAAGTATCCTTGTTAGCAAAGGTAATGAAGAAGTACGATTTTATGGATCGTATTAATCATGAAAAGCTTAGCCTCAAATACCGTGAAGGTAATAGTGCTGGCCATTTTTCTTATTCTGGCATTTCTGATAAGGGCGCGAACATTGAATTCGAGTCTCATGAAAAATTAATTGTAGCCGCATGCAACGTATATTTGAAATATGCGGATACTGTAAATGGGATCTTGGCTGGTGTGAAGTCAGTCGTGATGAGTTGCAAAGCTTTATTCCGTAATTTCGAATCTGATTATAAAGTTGAATTAAACAAGGCTTTCGATGAAATTGAAGTCGAAGCTAAGATGAAGAAAGAAGCCGAAAAAGCTGAAAAGAAGATTAGAGAGGAGATCCGTGAAAAAGCGGAAGCCGATTTAATCAAACGCAAGTTTGATCGCATCAAAAGTATCGAAAAAGAAACAGAAGACTATGATGATGCATTATATTAATCATTAGAGTCTCTTAGAAAATAAAGGTGGATCAATTCCTGGCGGTTAATATCCGCCTTTATTTTTTTGTTTTTAAGTATATTTTCTGGGTTACTACGCATAAAAAGGACTCTAGCCAGATAACCTGACTAGAGCCTGAAGTGGTATTATTTTTTATATTAAGTTAAGTATTCGATTGAAAGTATTTAGAATTAATCTTAGGTATTATAATGAAAAAGTTCTTCTGTATCCACAAAAGTGTTGCCAATTATGGATGGTCCCTTAGAGTAAGCAAGAAACTCTTTAAGGAGGTATTTTACTTTTAAGGAGAGTAATAGTTAAAAGTAAGTAAATTAACAAAGGCTTTATTAAACAAAGAAAAGAATAATACCACCTCACCTAAATGTCAAGATAATTTCAGCTATAATTATATACTATAATTATGAAGTATTATATATTAATTTTAAGGAGGAAAATAAAATGTTTGTATGTAATATTTTAGATTCTAGACGAATACTAGATTGTAATAATGATCTATATCTAAATGCAGATCAAATGGCATCGTATTTGCAGAATCAGATGTTATCGTTTGCTTTTAAAGCTGATAGTTTTAAAAGAGATGGAGGATTGATCGATGAATATGACTTCATTGATACAATGGTGACCAAAGTAGCAAATTATTTAGGGCAGATTTTATTTGATGGTAGTTTTATTTATGGCCACATCATCCTTGATTCTATATCATTAGAAGAATCGGATGGGAGAGAACTTGTTAAAAAGGTCTTGAGTGAAGAATTCTTTGAGTTCTTTAAAACTCACTTTAGAAGATTTTATGACGTGCTTTATTCTAAGAAGTATTTCGTAAAAGGAGATTTTAAGTTCTTGGAGAATCATATTAAATCCATCATAGTATATTATTATGGTGAAGATATGAAAAGATTTTGGGAGCCAAAGTTTGTAGTTTAAAAAGGAGTACAGGGAAATGATTAGATTTCGTTTAAAAGTGATGAATAATGATAGTAAAACAATTA